CAGCTCCAGACGGAGTCCAATATAGATGGATACGTCATGAACTTTTAGGTGATAATCAAAATGCTAACGTTCACGGAAGATCACGTCAAGGTTATGAAATTGTCACTCCTGAGGAATTAGGAGAGGATCATAGCTATGACGTTTTAGATACTGGTAAGCATGCGGGAACTGTTCGTTCTGGTGATTTGATCTTGATGAAAATTGATCAAGATGTAGCGAATCAACGAAAAGAATATTTCCAGTCTTTGACAGATAGACAGGCTAAATCTGCCAAACGAGATTTTACATCTCAAGACAGCGCAATGGCTCCAGTTAGCCAAGAAGGATCTTCATCATCTACTACAGTAGGTGGGCAAAGATCAAAAGCAAACTTCGAGGACTAAAATTAATTGGTTCTTGATTAACCTTAAAAGGAAATTAACATGGCATACGGTCTAGAACCAATAAAACATGCTGGTGGTGGTGTAAACCGCACCAATAATTTTTCTGATGGAAATGGTTATCGTATTGCTGCAACTGCTCCGAGTGCGTATTTTGAAGGAGACCTAGTAACTTATGCTGCTGGTCTACTTGTTACGGATATTGGTGCAGCTTCACCAGGCGCTGTAGTAGGCGTATTTTGGGGTGCAGAATACCAAGATAATTCCTCAGGGGAATATAAATACACAAGATCAATCTCTAATGGCTTAGTCGCTAAAGACAAATATAAAGCATTTGTTTATGATGATCCTGCTACTCTGTTTAGAATACAAGCAGATCAAGCTGGGACAGCAGTAGACGCTACAGCAGTTGGTGAATTGGTACAAATTGTTGCATCTCCATCTGGAAGTACAGTAACACATAAATCAGGACTAGTTGCTGACTCAGACACTAGAACTACAACTAATACTTTTCCATTACAAGTTCTTGGTAGTGCAGAATCTGACGGTTCTTATACTGCTGTTGGATCTACAATGGATATATTAGTTAGAATCAACTCACATCAGCATGGCAACGGTGCCACTGGCGTGACTGGTATATAATAGAAAGGATAATATAATATGGCTATTTCAAGAGCACAGATCCTGAAGGAATTAACACCAGGTCTTCACGCGATATTCGGTAGCGAGTATGGTAGATATGAAGACGAGCACGCGGTGTTGTTTGATTCAGAAACATCAAAAAGAGCATTCGAGGAAGAAGTTCTTTTCCCTGGATTTGAGGAAGCTCAAATCAAAGGTGAAGGCGCATCTATTTCTTATGCAGAAGCAGGCGAAGGCTTTGTCGCAAGATACAGCCACAATACAATTGCACTTGCATTCTCAATTACTGAGGAAGCGATGGAAGATAATCTTTATGACAAACTGTCTACAAGATTAACCAAATCACTAGCAAGAGCGATGGCTTCAACTAAACAGACTACAGCAGCGAACACATATAACAATGCGTTCTCTAGTTCTTATACAGGTGGAGACGGAGTATCTTTATTGAATGCTTCTCATCCAACTGCATCAGGAACTGTTCAAAGTAACGTTCTGTCATCTAACTCAGATTTATCTGAGACTTCTTTAGAGCAATCACTAATTGATATTAGTGGCTTTCAAGATGATAAAGGTGTACCAGCAGCTATTCAAGCTAAAACTTTGCACATTCCTAAGGAATTAGTTTTCACTGCAGAGCGTCTACTGACTTCTCCATACAGAACAGGTACAGCAGATAATGATATCAACGCTATCAAAGGATCAGGAATGATTCCTGGAGGTTATCACGTTAACCACAGGTTCACTGATACTGATGCGTTCTTCATTAGAACTGATGCCCCTGACGGTATGAAGTATTTCACTAGAACTCCAATCTCAACTTCTATGGAAGGCGATTTTGAAACTGGAAACGTTAGATACAAAGCAAGAGAAAGATACAGCTTCGGTTGGTCTGACTGGCGCGGTGTTTTCGGAACTCCAGGCGAGTAATTAAATTAATAGAGGGGCAACCGTCAGCTACAACTTTGCAACGCTGCCCCTTTATACTACCCTAGGATTAACCAATTGTACCGACTGCCCTAGCAGACAATCGTAGAAGAGACGGTATGATTAGACTACGAAGGATTAACAATGGCTAACACCACATTTAATGGAGCGGTTCGATCAGAGAACGGTTTCAAAAAAGTTACAAAAAGTTCCACAGGAGCTTTTACTGACAACTCAACTTATTCATCAAACGCATCAGTAGGTGGAACTTTAACATCAACTGGAGCAACGAGTGTAGCAACAACTGCTCAAGACGGAATGGCTGTAGGTACAGGTATTTCAGCAGTAGCAGCAGCTGTAAATTTTCACTCAGTTGTACAAGTAGGTGACATTATTGAAACAACAATTTTAATAGATGTAACAGGTTTAAAATCAACTGACGATACTGATATTATAGGTAAAGCAGATACTGCTAACTGTACTATTGGTCAAATTACAGCAGATGTAAACGGAACTATTCACGCAGCATCTATGACATGTTTAGAAACACCAACTACTGGTGAACCAGACATTGATGTATATGCCGCTACGGAAGCAACAGGTGCAGAAGATGCAGTTATAACAGGTTTAACAGAAACTAAATTATTAGATACTGGTGCAGACTGGACTGGTATTTTAGGTGCAAGAGGTTTTCAAACTATGCCTGCTGCAGATGGCTATTTATATTTAGTAACTTCAGGCGGAGCTGACACAGGCGTTTATGCAAGTGGTAAATTTTTACTTAAATTTTACGGAACACCAGCGTAAATAAATTAACATTGAGTGAGGTGTAAAAACCTCACTTTTTATAAAGGAGTAAATTATGTCACATATGACAGACGTAAAAGCAATATTCATTTCTGACGTAATTGCGGCAGATGATAACGGATATTCAGCATCAGCACAGGTTGCTAATAATGCAGCTTTGACACTTGGAGGCGCTTTAGCTTCTGGTGGAGCTGTAACTAATAGTTCAGGAAGATTAACTGAAATTACATCAGGTGGAGACGACAGCAGTATTTCATTTACCGTAGTAGGTACAGACGTAAATGGCGATTCTATGAGTGAATCTATTACAGGTGCAGACACTGGAGCAGC